CCCCCTGTAGTCCAACTAACAGACCATTGTATTCCACCAATAGGGAAAACCATATTAGTAGAAGATGCTATTTGTATTGAATAGGTGCTATCATTCCAAGGAACAATAATTAATTGTTTGTTACCTGTTCCTGTAACTTCTCCAACGATTTGAGATCCATCCCTAATAACTCTAATTGTATATGCATCAGTTGTATTTGGTGGTGTTACATCTAGATTTAAAAATGATATACTATAAGGTGCTTGTGCAGTTAAAGCTAAAATACCATTTGAAACATTAGATGTTGATGGCTGACAATTAGTAGTTGGCACACAAGTAGTTGTTCCTAATTCTGTTACCTGAGTAAAATTCTGTAAGACTTGTGATGGTGAATCTACTGAGCCTTTCTTTCTATGTAACCATAAAAACAAATTACTAAAATCAGTATTACTTGGCTTATTAAAAAAATGATTTGAGAAAGTTATTGTCTTACCCCCTGAAAAAGTTTCTGCTTCAATAGCATCTATAATAGCTTGTAATTTTATAGCATACTTAAATTGATTCCATTCAACACCATTTTGATTATGTGTTCCTGTTCCGTGATGTGCAATATTTCTAATACCTAAATCGGGATTAGGAGGAAAATTAACGTGACTAGAACTATCGTAAATTAATCTATTTGTGTGAGTGATTAAAGGAACAATTATATTGCCACTATTTTCAGCATTCTGCATTGCATCAACTACATCGTCAAAACTATAAATCTTATTATATTGTGCTAAACCACTTAATGAAGATAATTGGCTTTCTGCTAAAATATCTTTTAGGTTTATTGTATTTCCAAAAAAAGTAATATTGTAGGTATGTGCTACGTTGTTTTTTAACTTAACACCATTTAATTTTATAGCACCTTGTTTGAAAGGTAAGTCATTTAATTCTAGTGTTGCAGCCTGTTTAATTCTAGCATCATAACCCCCACTAATATCAAAATTATAATAATGCTTAAATATCTTATTATTTACACTAGATGCAGGAACGGCAAATGTTTTAGTAAATTCAGTAAATATCTTTCCGATATCCTTAACATTCTGTAAAGTTTGTGTAAGCGAAACTGATTCATCCTTAAATAAATCTACCCTCTGTCCCTCAATGTATAATTGTAGTTTTTGCATCTATCTTATATTGTTTATGTAATCAAATGCTTCTTCAAAGTTTATATTATATTCTATTAATTTATCATTAACAGAGGTTTTAAAAGTCATTGTTGAGGTTTTAACATTCACCGGTATTATCTCATTAGAACTAGGATTTGTTTTTATTGGTCTTTCCATCCAAACATATTCCGATAATAGTAATTGTTCAAAGTATTCGTTTGCAAACTCAGGATAGTACCCTGAACTTAAAACAAATGATTGTTTTGCTTGTGTGTTAAATATCTTATTTGGGGCATCACTTATTGAGTAAGTAGCATTTGCATCGCTAGGGTAGGTTATAGTATTAGATTTAAAACTTTCGTTTGTTCTAGCTATCGATTTTACTTCTTTTAAGAAAAACCATAAATCTTGCTGAGCACCATACTTATTAATAAATATTATTTTTCTTCCTACTCCATACTTTGTGCAATCAATTCTTTTAATTTCAATATTAATCCCATCGATTGTTTCACCTGTACTGCTTCCACCAAAAGTATCTGTAGTCAAACTGCTATCGCTTTCAACATATGGTATTTCACCACCTTCTCCTATTGGAGCAAATATTGTAAAAGATGCAGGGGTTGTATAATTATTAGAAGCTATTAATATTGTTGGTTTAGATCTATTCCCTATAAACAATGGATTAGCACCCTCATCGAATGTACCATAAGATTCAAAGCCTCTATCAGTATAAGTTGTAGCAGTACCTACGATTGTACCTGTACCATTTAATCCTGAATAATTAGTTATAGTTGTAACGATAGAAACGCTCTGTGTTTCGTAACTACTATCATATTGTATTTCTAAATAATCCCTTGCGAGTTCTGATATTTCAAAATTTACTGAGGTTGAGGGTGTTACATTTTTTATTAATGTATATCTTAAAGTCCCATCTATTGTTAAAGTACAAACACTAGATAATACCCCTGTTGCAGGAATTTCTTTATGTTTAAATTGTGGACTTCTTAATGATAAATCTGCCATTGTTTAATTTTTTTGTGCTAATAATATTGAATTTTCAACATCTAACGTAAACGAGTTTACTAATTCTATTGGTAATCTTTCTAACGCCCTTTCAAATGGTTTACTAAAAAACATAGTAGCCTTTATACCTTTATTTTTAATACTATTGGCTAAGATATACCCCATTGATTCATACGTTCCAAATCTTCCTTTTTTATCTCTAGGTTGTAGCTTCCTGTATTTTGCCCACTTAGAAAATATCTTTGTTTTGTATTCAAGTCCTTTTAAATTACTGCTTGGCTTATAAGAAAATGGTGTATTCTTATTTTGTAAATAATTACTTTTTACACCCTTAACCCCTCTATCTTGAAAAGCACCATAATCTTCCATAAAAAAATCGATAATAAAACCATCACCTGATTCTTCTATATTATAACCTAAAGAATTGTATAACTCATTGGTATAATTTTTACCCCCTTTAGTTAAATTACTCCTAGATTGTTGAATAATATAATCACCAAACTTTTTTAATTCTTTATTTACTTGATTAAACTCCATTAGCAAATATAAATATCATTATAAATCTTAATATTCATTGTTGCAGTCCAACCTGCTAATTGATTTTCAAATCTATCATAAAAAGGATCTAAACTTGGGCTACCATCTAACTGATACATATCAGTATGTAGGTTACCCATTCTTAGCTTCTGTATTAACTTATTTAAGACTGCTAGTTGAGTGTTTAATATATTCTGAACGTCATTGTTACCTGTAAATATATCTGTTGTTTCTAGCTTTGATTGATTGACAATATCACAGGCTAAAATACTAATATTAAAATCTAAGGTTTGTTCATTAACAACTACATTATTAACTATAATATGAGATAATGGAAACATATCCTGCTTCCCTAGATTGATATCTGTAATATCCCCTGTAGTAACCGTATTAACATTTATGTCTGCTAATAGATTCGTTTTAATTGTTTCCGTTAATTGATAAAAACCTCTGATTCCCTGATTACTCATTAGACTTGTTTTAATTTATATGTTATACCTACCAATGTAACTATTAAAAATATTGGTAATATGTTTAAATGTGATTCTCCACATAATCCTAGTAAGTGTTCTAAAAATTCTATCATTTAAAATTCTTTTTTATTTGGTTAGCTTCTAGTTCTGATTTTTCTTTCATATATTCTAAAGCATATAAGCATTTATGTACGTTTAATTTAGTGATATCTTCAAGTCGTCTAACATCGTTTTGAGCGAGTGCAGAGAAGATGCTTTGATACCATCCATATTTTCTAGAGAAGTTTGCTGATCCATCCAACCTTCCATCTGATGATCCTCCAAACAATCCATCATAACCTTTGATAAGTCTATCCCTAAATTGTACAAAAAAAAAATAGCACCGAAAACGACATCCATAGGGATTTCTTCTATATTATCTTTTGCATCTACATCATATTCTTTAATAAGGTACTTGTCACCTATTTTTTCTTTTATTGGTCTATAAAGCACATTCATAGCAATATGCATATTTTCCCAATCACCCATATAAGTATCTAGATCAACATATTCACCTAAAGATATTTCATCTAGATTAGGTATTATACCATATTCAATACCTGATAATTTAAATGTTCTTATTAGCTGAGGTTTGCTCTCGAACATCTTATTTAAAATATTTACAATCCTATCTGCATCAGTTAGTTTTAAAAGCCTTACACTTTCTAGATCTAGATTGCAAAATATCTCAATCATTTTACATTGCAAGAAATAAGAATCTTCATTGTTTTCTTGTATTTTAAGAAACTTATTATACTGCTTTAATGATATTTCTGATAGATCACTAGGTATTGTTAATTTTAATTTCATATCTGTATAACGTATTTAATTTAATTTTTTATTTGAATAAAGGTAATAAAAAAAAGGTAGCCATTTCTGACTACCCTTTAATAGATATTATTATCCCTAAATAATAACATCATATATTTTTAACCCTACAACATACTTGCTTCAAAACAAGTTCCTGAACAATAGCCCTCATCTTTTTCTAGTGGCTTGCCACATTCTGAACATTCGTATTCTTTCTGTTCGTGTGGATTTAAACAATCATACCATTCCATATCTTAAATATTAAATATTAAACCTATTAATAATCTACCTATAAAATAGCTTGGTGCTAAAATCAATACTAATGTCTGTAATTTTTTCATCTGTTCTGTTATTAAAATTTATTTCTTGAATTTGCTAATATTTGAAACTTTTCTTTTTGACTACCTAAAAGCCTACCACAAATAGGGCTTATTTCCGTATAAACTTCTGTACCTTTTTTTATGATATTATTTTTATACTTAATATCTTTTTTTAATACCTCTAATTCTCTATTAGTAAAACCAAACTTTTTCTTGTCTGTAGTTTCTAAAATTTCTTTAGCTACTAATTTATAACCAATATAATATTCTTTTGTGTAACCTTTTATTTCAAACATCTGTTCTGTTGTTATAATTAATAATATTCAAATATAACATTATTTATTTAATTAACAGAAAATTTAATAACTTTTATTTATTTATTTTTAATGTAAAGTATATTTACCAAAGTTTGGTTTACTTAATACTGAATAAGTAGCATATCTAATAGCATCAATAATGTGGTTGTTTTTATCAATAGGTTTATTAATCATTTTCCCACTTCTATCTTCTTGCCATTTGTAGTTTCTAAATTCCTGTATTGCATTATGACTATCCTTTAGAATATGTATTTTAAATCGTTTTAATAGATCTATTCCTGCATTTATACTATCAGCACCTTTTAAACTTGGTCGTACATTCCAACCCATTCTACGTAGTTCTTCAATCAATCTAGGCTCTGCTGAATCAAAGTATATTGTTTGTCTTTCTATTCCAACTTCTTTCCATTTCTTATGTATGTCTATTGTAGTCATTTGAGTTTGATACAAATGTTCTTTAACATAAAGGTCATAGTCTTTTCTAAATACAGAAACTAAACTCGTAGGGTCATTAGTATATCCTGCATCTGCTCCATAGCTTATAAACTCAGCATCTTCAGGAATTTGATTAACCTCTACATAGCTAAATATAGTTGATTTACTAATTCCCTTTATACCAAGTCCGTAGATTTGCCAATATTGTTCATCAGTATATTTTAGCCTTTCAATTTCTTCTTTAATGCTATCACTAAGGAAGCTATTATCCAAATAAGTAGTAATATTAAAATCGGCATCTTGTCTTGGTATTACCTTGTCATAAATCCAATGATACTCATCTGATGGATTAAAGTCAAGAATTATTTTTTCATCTGTTCTAAATATTAATTGTTGCCAATCTTCATAATCTAACTCATTGGCTTCATTTATAAATAGTAAGTTTCTTTTTCTACCTCTAACTTTTTGTGGTTGATCTAAAGAAATAAATTCTACTAGATTTCCATTTATCTTGTATTCGTGATTTGATTTATTATGATTAG